TGTTCAACTGACCACTGGCATTGGTACGCCACACGCTTACCAGCGCGCTAGCTGTGTACCCGCTCGGCATGTTGCCTGCGCCATAGACATTGGGCGCGACGACCGTTGTGCAGTTCGTCGCCAGCAGCGCCGCCGTCTGCGTCGCCGGATTCCAGATCGCATAGAGCGCGACGAAACCCGACACCGGTGCCGTGCCCGTATCCATCCCGCCCGCGCCAGTCGTCGCGAGGTTGATGGTCTTGCTGAAGCTCGGCAGGCAATACCGGACCCCGCCCAACGCCGTCTCAACGATGATCTCGTCAGCGGTAAGCGTGGCCGTAGCACTCGCTGCCGTAACCGACATCGTCAGATTGCGCGTAGACCCCACAACGCCCGCAACCTGCCCCATCTGCGGAGCATGCTGGCTCTGCGTGGCGGGGGCGACATTCTCCGCGAGCTGCGTGATGTTCGTGCCGTCGCCAGTGACCTTCGTGGGCGATGCGTCCTGCGGAATCGCTACGCCGGTTCCTGCCGCCGTTTTGGCTGTGACCGTGAACGCGCCCGTCGTGTTGTTGACGATCGTCCAATCCTTCGTCCACGTCGGGAAGATGATTTGGACATTGCCCGTCAAAGTGCCGGCCAGCGTAATGCGATTCTTCGCGGCCTGCGCTGGGGTTAGCGTGACGTTGGCGTTCGTCAGACCCGCGACCGCAGTCACGCCGTAGTTATAGCCGGGAACCCAGTTTGTGCCGACCGTATCCGGATTGACGGTGTTGTTGTCCGCAGTGCTGATCCACTGACCGGTATAGTCCGCGCGCGAAATGACTGCGCCTTGCGGGTAGCCGTTGACGTTGGAGTCGGTCGCGAACCCTGCGTTATAGGCGAACGGGCCGCCAGCCTGAGTCCATCGCGTGGTCTGCGAGATCAGGTTCAGGATGCCATTCATGTCCTGCCCGGCAGGCGGAATGCCACCGGCAGCCAGCGGCGTCATCGTCACCGGAGGGAAGCCGGTCGTCAGCGACGCGAGACCGGGCGTCGGCGATGCTGCTTCCGGAATGACATTCTTTGCGCCGCTATCGGCGAACGGAAGCGGGACCAGCGTCGGAGACGTGCTAACTTGCATTTTGGATGCCTGTGAAGAAGGTGCCTTGACCGAAAGGAGCCGCGCTAGCGGTGCCCGCTTCAGCGAAGCCAAAAACGTTGGGAACCGGCGCCTGAATGAGATATGTGCCGACAGCGGCGGGGCGCGGAATGGCTCCCGACTGCGTCATGATCGCGAGCTCGAATGGCTGCAGATAGAACTCGAAAACGAAGCTCATCTGCATATTCCCGAGGTCGCCGACGTAGCAACGACCGCGGCCAGCGAAAAGGTTTTGCAGCAACTGGTTAAGGCTCGGCGCCGTGCAGTTGGATATATTCGAGAGAGCCTTGACGAGAATCAGCGTTCGATACGCATCATCGGAAAGGGTGAAAGTCTCCGTGTCTGAGGTGCCAGCATAGAATGGCGCCTGTCCCCACGGCTGAGGCCCAGTCGCAGAAGTCGGCGCGGTGAACGCCTCTTTGAAGCCGAGATACGTGGCGCCGCCAGGGATCGTCAATAGCCTTGAGACATTGACAATCTTTCCCCAGATGTCCAGCCCGAAGCCCTGTGCGGTCTGGACGTTCCATACAAAGTTGTAGAAGTTGTCGAAATCAGCCTGAGGATCGATGTACTCATTCATGTTCTGAACGAGTTGTACGAGCGTGGGGCTGTTGGCGTACTGGCTGATGATGGTCTGCTCGACGTCGACCATAGCTACACCAATGTCACGGAGATATTCGCCGCAGAGATCGTAGGCGTGTTGTTGATCGGTACGGTGTAGCTGGCCAGCGTTGGCGTCGTCGGACCGAGAAGCAGCGACAGGATAGAGACGTTAGTTCCGAGGGCCGTGATCGGCCCGTAGAACCGGCTCGCGAATATCGTTGAGCCGATGCGGGCCCGAACGCCGCCATCCGTTCCGTTGAATGCGCCAATGATCGCCTGTTGAACAAGCGCGATGATGTTCGCTGGCAAGCCCGGGTTGTTCGCGATCTGCACCGCGAACAGAATTGGCAGGGCGACCGGCGTTTCCCATGTCACCACATACGAGGGGAACGGGAAGTCGTAGCCGCTCGTGTCAGTTACGGTGAAAGAAGTGTTGCCGTTATAGCTGGCGCCCAGCGACTTCTTGTTCCAGATGGCCATTGCGATGTCGGATGCGGCACCGCCCACGACAGCAACATAGATGGAGTGCGGCACGAGCGTCTGCCCGCCAACAGTGATCGGTGAGCCGGTCGTGTTTTCCGTTACATACGCGTCTAGCACGTCCGTGACGTTCAGGACGTTTGCATAAATCGATTGAAGTGAGTTGACGGCATTGAGAGCGACGGACTGCTTACGGCGAAATTCAAAGTCCGCGCGACTCTCGACATTTGCGCCGACCGCTCCGTCTGCAGCGTTGCTGATCGTGTCCCAACCAGGAATCGACTGATAGATCTTGTTCAGCGATCCAGCAGGACAGGATATCGGACCATCAACCGCGCATGCGAACGCGAGATCGATGCTTCCTCCGACCGGAATCGTTCCCGCCTGGGTGCATACGTACAGGTTCCCGTCCGACGCCTTGGCTTGCGCGCCGACCGGGATCGGCGTGTTGACCAGGCCAGTGCAAGTTGCGATAACCGACGTCGGCGTAGCAGGCTTGCGATCGATGAAGTAAATCTGGCCGATTGCATCCTGCATGCGACCCGATGCGAAATCGGGGTCGACCTGATTCACATACAAGGCGAAAAGATCGTTTTTATCGCCGATGATCGCCGTCGTGCTCGATGCGAGCTGGCCTTGTGGCGTCTCGAGCGCCGGGTTGACTCCGCCGCCAAACGCCGCATTAATGTCGGCCTGAACTCCAGTGAGAATTGCAGATTCAGTAGGCAGCACTAGCCCCGCGTCCGTGAACTGGACGCTCGGTACGTTTGTCGTCATGGGATGCCTAGAAGGAGACTGTTTGCGTCGTGCCGCTGCTATCGGTGATGAGCACTTGCCCTGTGATTGAGCGATCTACGAAGGAGACGATCTGGCATTGCGCCGTGACGACTTCCGGAACAGTGAGCGCCGCGGCTTCGACTGCCGCCCGCATTACTGCGAGAGGCGGGAATTGGCCGAGAATCGTTTGGAAATAAGGAATGCCTTTCGTCGTGTCAAACCACAACTCGCCCTTGAACAACTTGATGGCTGACGCGACGTCTTGCGCAATGCTGTACGGGTCCGACGCAAGCGCGATCTTCCCGGATGCATCCAGGACCAGATCCCAGGCCGTCCTGTCGAGCAGAAGTGTTTTCATCAGTTCGGCGGTGTAGTGACTGCAGTAGCGCCTTGCGCCGTGTGCGTGTGGTTGTGAACGCTCTTGCCCTGTGCCACCACGTCATTGACGACGTTCAGCGGTCCGTTCATGGCGGCATTGCCGCCGTTAGGCCCTGTGCCCTGCGTCATCTGGCCGTCTATCTCGACTTCGGGCGCCGAGTTCGTGATTTGAGTGCCGGCAGTTAGGCCGATAACGTTTGTGGCCTGAAGATCAATCTCGGGTGCCGACATACGAATCCGCGTTGGCGAAACTATGTCGATGCCGCCGGATGAAAAAGCCACATACTGAACGGGCGTGCCATTCAGCATCCCGCCGAAATAGAGCCCATCGGCCCAGTCGAACGTCCTTCCGGAACCCGGGTTTGCCTGTGCTTGCGATGCCTTCACCGATGAGATGTCACGGCTGGCGAAACCGCACATGCCGATGTCGCCGACTTGCGGATCGAGGATGATTGCATTCGATCCACCCTGGAGTCGGAAGTAGGGTAGCCCGAACACCACGCCGTGAGGCGTTGCGTTGCCCGCACCATCAACCTGATTCACAAGCGGCTGAACGTCTACAAAACCAACGGGAGATACGCCACCGTTATTCGTCACCGCCACGATCTTGACGAGCGTGACCGTCTGGATCTGAGCCAGAATCTGATTGACCAGAAAGGAAAGCGCCCCATACTCGCCAGATCCGGATGCCGGGTCTTGCGTTCCGGTGTATCCGAAGTTGTTCATACTCCAATCCTGTAGCACTGAATCTGCGAGAACCACGAACCGCCAGGCGTTTCGCTCTCCAGTTCGTGGACGACGCTGTAGACATTCCAGATGCCGTTGGCGACGGTCAGTGAACTTGTAACGTTCACTTGGCCGCCTAACGCCAGATCAGGATTAAATTCGGTCGTTAGAACGATCCCGTTGCCAGAGAAGACCGGATAACCAACCATGCCGGTTGTTGGCGAAATCGGAATGGGCGCACTTGCTCGAGCAGCAGTCTTAGGCCAGATCGCTAGCGTGCCGCGGTCGACCGTGAAATAGATGTTCGCCGCCTTTGCACAGGCCTTGGCCTGCTGATATGCAGATCCGCTGAAATACGGGCTCGATAGCTGAACGTTGACGCCGTTGTTCTCGAACGCGAAACCCATTGTCTGAGCCAGCGTTTGCATGATCGTCGCCACATCCGTTGCGCCGCGGTAGCTGACCGCATTGACGGGCTTCACCGCCTGAATCGCTGCGGCCAGAGCAGTGATGTTGAATGCGACATTAGGCGCACCCTGAAACTCTCCGAATGCGGAATCAATCGTGCCCTGATAGACGGTCGACATCACGCCGTCATCGGTGCCAGCCGCGACCAGAATCTTGTTGTTGCGACGTTGAGCCATGACCGGTCCAATGGTCGTCAACTGATTGATCATGTCCAGCGGCAGCCCGAATAGCCTCAGTTGCAGTTGACCCTGCGCGTCGCCGTTGTAGGCGACGATAGTGGCCTTGGCTCTCAGCCCGCTAAGCGTGACATCCGGCCCCTTGTCGTCGCCAAACTGCCCCTCTCCGAGCGAGATCGTGACGTCGATCCGGCGCTTTTCGAACGTCATAGGTCAGAAGCTTCCAAGTAGAGCAGAATGAATCTCGAGCCTAGATCCGTGTAGACGGGATCGGCCGTTCCCTGCGTATCAGCAAAGACGAGATCACCGATGAATCCTAGATACGGCTCCCGTACGAGACGGACGCGATCGAGGCAGATCGTCGCCGCGATGATTGGCGAATTGCTGACGGACAAATCAAGAAACAAGCCAGTCGATTTTTGGTAGACGTTGATCTGGCAGTTCTGACCGCCTAGCACTGCGCTTAGGGATTGAGCAGGAGTTGCCTGAAGCGGGATCGTTAGCATCAGACGAACCCTCCGCCAGGACCGAACAGCGTCGCCGATTTGTATGCGGGCGTCGCGGCCTGCACCTGCCCATCACTAATTGGATCGGCCGCATTTGGCGCTTTCACCTGATTTGCGGAAAGAGGTGACGAGCTCGCCGCCGCGCTAAATTGGGCGGTAGCGCTCACCCGTATTTCCAGAAACCACAGGTCGACAGTAATCAGCGTCGCACCGTTCTTCGTCTCGCGTCGATAGGCGAAGTTCTCTACCGTCGCATTGAGGTACGTCACTTCGGGCGTCACAACGTTGAACGTGTCTGTCGACTTCAGCATTGCATCGCACTGAGCAAGAAAGGCTGTGCGACTCGCCAGGTCAGCGCCAATGGTCATGCGAGTACGCACGTCATATGGCGTTTGGACCTTATTGTAACTAGCAAACGCGCCTTGCTCCTGCGGATAGTCCGATACCCGGGCATCGTTCTTGTAATCCAGCGCGAGAAACGAGTCCGGGACGAGAACCTGATTCCCGTTCAAATCGAACACGCCCCAGACCGGAGGTCCGAAGCCGAGCAGCGATGTAAGCGCTCCTGCGGCCCCGACCTCCAATGCCTGGGGTGTTGGCACTGTCACGCTCCGCAAGATCGCGGGTACGCCTGCCACGTTCGGCACGTTCGGAAATTCAATGAAGGGCATGTCAAGAAAGACCGGTGTTGGCCTGCGCTACGAAGCCAGACTTGTTGATAGCCTGACCGAGGCTTCGGGCGATACCAGGGGCGTCCGTCGCTTGCGTGTGGATGCTGATGGGGCCGTTGACATTGACTTCGCTGGTCGAGGTACTCGACCCAGCCACGGAAGGAGCGAGACTTCGCGCGCCGATGGGCTGACCGGCGATGGATGCCGCATTCACCTGTCCGAGTACGCTATTTGCATACTCCTGACGCTTGGCGATGTTTGCCTCTGCTGCGCCCGGGCGCTCAAACTCGCGCGCATGGATCTCTGCTGCTTGCGATGCAGTTTTAGCCATCCGGATACGCTTGTCGGCCACTTTTTCTGTCGTCTTCAATTCCTGCAACATGAAGTCGACTTGTTCGCCGAAGGTCGATTCCTTCAGCGAGTGCCCGAACTGGGAACTGAACGCTTTCGCCCGCGGCCCCAGCCATTGCGCTATACCGGTCGCACCAGATGTCTTGTTCACTGCATTTGGATCAAGCTGACTTTCCTGCATCAGGCTGCCGATGATCCCCGCGGACTGCGCATCTGTGTAACCCGCTGCTTTCAGGCGGCTGGCTAGATAGCTTTGACGATCAGCGAGAGAGCCGGAACTCGCTCCTTGACGGGCCCTTCCTACCGGGTCACCGTCCCACACATCGCCCGGTTGGGTAATGCGGGTATTTCCTTCTCCGGCATTCAGATTGCTGCTATAGACAAGCGCCCCCAGACCTCCGAGGACTGTCAAAGCTGTCGCGCCAATTCCGCCGCCAATTACGCCCAGCGCGGAGCCGACAGAGCCCAGAGCGCCAGCCAACTGGAACAGCGGCGAGATCATTCCGAGCACCTTGATTGCCGCCAGCGCGATCAGAACGTTCTTCCAGCCACCAACGGCTTCGGCCGCCTTGTTCGCCTCAGCTGCGAAATCCTGCACAGCCTTGACTGCGCCATTCACCCAATTGGCAATGTCGTCCTTGTGCGAGACGATCCAATCGCCCATCCGTTGGATATAACCGATCAGCGTGTCGAACGCCGGCATCAGCGCTTCAACTACCTTGATACCGACTAGTGTGAACGTGCGTTCGACGCCGAGCCATTTCTTGCGCAATTCGTCAGCCTGACGGGCGTCTTCCGCCGTGATGGCGGAAAGCTTTTCCATCGCAGCGACTTGCGCCTGAACTGCTGTCGGACCCTGCTTCAGAAGATTGAACTGGTCCTCGCTGATTCCCATCTGCGACGCAACGAGTTGCGCGCGACCCGGATCAACCTTGAAGATGTCCGAGATGATCTTCGAGCGGGCGAGCAGGTAGGTATTGCCGTCCTTCAGGTCGGTCGTTTTGCCGCCCATCCGGAAGAACCACTGAAGTGATTCGCTGGACTGACCGACCTTGAACTGAGAAATCGTCTTCTGTGATTCCTTCAGTTGGGCGGTCATTCCCTCAGCCGTGCCGCCCGCATCCTCAGCAACACGCTGCCATGCAGACAGACGCTCGGTGCTCATGCCGAGGTTCTGCGACAGACGCCCGAGACTGGCTGCGCCTACGATCGTGTTCTCGACGAAATTCTTGATGCCAACGCCAGCCGTGAAGACGGCCAGCATTGCAAGCGCCTCGTTGCGGATCTTGGAGAAGAACTCCGCAGCCACCTTCCCGCTGGCCTGCATTTCCTTCGCGGTCTTTTCTGCTTCAGTCGAAGTCGCCTTCAGGTCCGTTCGGGCTTGAGCCGAGCCCGCCTTGAATGCCTTCGGATCGAGCCCCAGCGTCACGACCAGGCTATCGATGACCGTTGCCATATCAGTTCCCTTGCTTGCTCAGTACGCGCTCGTTGTAGTTGTCCACCACCAGCACCTCGAGCATGTTGTACATGTCCTCTGCGCCGTAGACGGTCTGAAGTTCATGCAATGTCGCCATGCGATTCCGGGGCGATATAAGGGTGGCTATTGAGCGCGGGAGGTTCGCATACTCAATGAGACGCGAATTTGGGATTGCGGGAGGGCCGGTATCAATTAACCGGCGTCGGTAAAAAAATCCGTATGCAGATTCCAGATAGCCTTGCGCAGCGTAAGCATCGTTGATACTTCTTCGATGTCATCCGGAATCAATGCTCGCACCACTCCCGGACTCGGCTGGATTTGAACGCACTCCATCATCTTGTCCAGAAGCGGCTTGGCTGCATCGAACGGTAGCTTGGTGATCGCCTTAATGCCCATCGCCGCAAGCCCGGCAAGCCCGGCCTCCGCGATGTTGTCGGGGATATCGACGCCAGCGTTCATCAGGGCGAAGAGGGCGCGGCCGGCCCACTCTTCCGATTCGGCTGTGGGCAGTTCGGTCAGGACGAATGACTTGCCCTTGTCCCGACCTTTCGAGTTCGCGTCGATGGTTACGATTGCGGTTTTGCGTGCCATATCAGAACGGTGCCGGCGAGACGCTTTCGAAAGTGATTGCCCATTTCCGGGGCTGGAGGATCTTCTTACCCGTGGGCATCTTGCTCTTGCTGGTCATGATGCCCTTGGTGCAGGCGAACTTCTGGCCAGTGCCGGGTAGGGAGATTGTCAGTTGCGCGATAAAGATTTCGCGTGCGGTATCTTCTGCAGCGCCCCACGTATCGAAGATAAAAGCCGAAGCCGAATCGGGCTGCAGCGTAATTTCGATGACGGTGGGATACGGCGTATAGCCGCCTGAAAGCTTGCCATCCACGCCCATTACTGCTTCGGCAGACGTCACATCCGCCGCAGAGAACATGTCGTCGACCGCATAACCCTGAAGCTGTTGTGCCACAGGGAAGATGCCCCCAACGCTCAGCATCAACACGCTGTTCGCATTCGTCAAAGTGCTCATTGTTAATTCCCTTTACTGAACTACGATCGAAGCGAGGTTGAGCTGCTGTACAGCACCGCCATCCATGTACCAAAGGGTCATCGGAGGCGATTGACGTGCACCGCGGACCTGTGCCGTAGCCTGAAGAACCTGCAGATACCAGCCGCGCGTCGAAAGCGTGGTGTCGATCGGAAGGCCAGCCTGGCTGTTCACTTCCGCGATTTGCAGTGCTGACAGCGGAACGCCGGCGCGAATTGCACCGAAGTTCAACGCTGCATTGATCGGGTCCATGCACGACGCTTCGATCAGCGTATTGCCGGCGACGTTATACGGCACCGACGTAACAGTCGTCAGGAGCGTCATCATTGCCAACTGAAGCTGGCTGTTCATCCAGATCTCGTTGACGTACTCATCCAGCCAGTTGAACTTGCCGCCGACTGAGCCCGGGTAGAAGAACGTGAAGCCCTGGTTCGCCGTTGCATAGGCCCCGTAGAAGTTATAGCCGTTGGTATCCAGCGTGTTCGCAACCGTCTGATTCGTGACGCTCGCCGTCAGGCCGCTTTGCGATTTGAACGCGAACGTGATACGGCCATTTGTGCGCGTGAAGTCGATTGACGCGATCGAGCCCATCACGAATGCAGCGACAGGGGGCAGCAACGCGGCCAGCGTCGAGCCGACAGCGATAGCCGCAGATGCGTCACCACTGATCGGCACCGAGCCGGACAGAGACAGGGCGTTCACCTGTGCACCGAAGCACGCCGTGTTGCCCGGGACGATCGCATTAGCGTCCGTATCCCATGCAATATAGGCGAACCGGTTGTTCTGGCTGACGACCCATTGAGCGAACGCAATCTTGTCGGCGATGACCGGCTCGAAGACCGTCATGAACGCCGCCCAGTTCTGGGTGGTAGCTGCAATCGCAGCCATGGCGCCAGCGGGCGTCGCAGCGATCGCGCCTTGCGACAACACGGCGCCCGTTGCTTGCGTCAGGTTCAAACCTGCCGACAGAGTGCCGGTCGCGAACGTCATGGTCGACGTGGCGCCAGTCGTTGTCGAAGTGAATACGAACGCCGCAAGCTGGCTGCTATACGTGACGGTCGGGCCACTCGTGAAACCCGCTGCGATAATCGTGGCCGCGTTCGAAAAGCTGGTAGCCGCCGACAGATTAATCGTGGTCGACGTCTTGACCGTCCCGTCGACGGTGATGGTGAGCACGCCAGACAGCGCCTGCAACTGTGTGAGCGTCAGCGCTGCGAGCGAGCCACTGCGCAGATAGGCGCTTACTGGCGCAGTCGGATACTGCGAGAAATACAGATTGCCAGGCTTCTGGGTCGAATTGTCGAAGCCCGAGAAATAGTTCGCTGCGAGCGCCGCCTCCGTGGAAGCTGGGCCGAAGAAGTTTGATACTGCGGTCGCGCTGGCGAACGGCTGAACCGTGCCAATTGGCACAGAAGTGTTCGTGGTCAGCATAATGCCGTTGAGCACGAGCGCCGCGCCTCCGGCGCTAATCACGCCCGGATTTACGCTTACGATCGCGGAGGCGGGAATCGTCATTGAATCACTCCAGAAAGCCGTTTCCGGCGCGTAGAAAGCAAAAAGCCCGCACTAGGCGGGCTCATGTAATTGGGTTGGGTACTGGTTACGGCGGGTAATTGACGTCTACGTTGAGCAGATCGACATTCAGCGATGTCGCGAAATCCTGCGGAACAGTGACGACCGGGTTCAACTGCATCACGGCATCGAACACCCATCGCTCCATGTACTGGGATTCGCCAGTCACAAATGGCATCTGCCGTGGCTCTCCCGAATACAGCGGCTGCATGTCGAATCCGGATGCCGAAAATGCCCGGCATGCGTAGTCACTGCGGAACAGAATGGAAAGCGACGTTGCGCGATCTAATGCCGCAGATCCATAGCAATCAATCTGAACGGAGAATTGCGTATCTCTCTCGAATAACGATGTGCTGCCTGTTCGGTCGTAGTCCTGAACCGTCGTGGCGAGAGGGGCGCTCAGAATCGGGGTAATCTCGATAAAATCCCCGGACGGCATCGCAACTCGGTTTGTCAGGCCTCGTATGACGTGGTCGCCATCCAGATCCACTACAGACAGGATGAATGATCGGAGAACGGTAAGCGCTTGTGTTTCGGTTATGGAGACTGTCGCCGCCATATCAATTCTCCTGCAGCGTGACCGCCACCTTGCACCATCCTGTATCCCACGTTTCCAGAACCGTAGTCACTAGCCATGTTCCGGAGACCAAGGTGAACAGATCTCCACCTTGCCCAAGCGGACGTACAACGCCCTGCGAGTTGCCGTTCAGGTACAGAGCCTTCATCACCCCCTGAATGTTCAGGGAGGCCAGATGCTGCAATTCCTTCGCGGTGAGCGCTTGTACTTGCACCTGGATGTTGTCTACCTCGATATACGAGGGAACCTGCGATCCATCGGCTGACGTCGTGTAGCCATTGCTATATTGGACGTTCGCACCCTGGAACGGATTGATAGCGCCGATTGCTCCGGAAACGATATTGTGCAGGTTCATGATTCTTCGCCGGGGTCGACTTCGCTATCCACACTATTGAGCATGTGCGAGGATTCAACCAAAGGTTTGTTGAACCCTTTTTTCGCAACGGTGGACTTTGCGTTTTCCGGCTCGGAGAACTCACGGATCGAGTCTTGCAACTGCTCCTCGATTCGCTTGCCCATGCGCGCCAGTGCGACGCCCGAATCGTAGTCCGCCGCCTTAATGATCTTGCCAAGGTCGCTAGGCCATTCGCCTTTACGCTTCTGGATCATGCCGCGGAAGAATGGGCGCGCCGGAATGTCTATCGTATATTCCTCGACGTGATGCGTAGTCGAGAAGTTGGCCTTATCGGCCTTCACGAACTGCCCATTCTTGTTGAACGTTCCATCTGCGCGAACGCTTCGGTTGATCGTGGTCTCATGTGCCGGAACCGTCACTGTGCCGCCATATTCGTTCGTGGCAGCGACGAGAGCTACGGGAGTTCCATCCGGATAGGTTGCGTCTTCAAGGAAGCCGACGCGTACCGTCTTCGGAGCGCCAGCCTTCTGCGCGATCTCCCGAAGTTTCGCCTCGAGCGCTGCGCCGCCAGAAAATGTCGCGCCCATCGTTACCCCCTGAAGCCACCAAATCTGAAGCCCCAAGGATTGGTCACGGGGACAGGCCCGGGAACGTATCGCATAGCTCTGAACTGTGCGGTCGCCTGCCAGAAGGCCAGCCCATATTTGGTTTGCGCGAACCATTGCGACGAGCCCGGCGGCATGTCCAACTGCGTGCCTACGGAAACGCTGCCTTCGGTAGCGCTATTGATCCGCCCAACGAGCGGCGAAGATGCCTGCCCGTTGAGCGGTGCGTTCAACGCTGAGATGTGGGCCGTCAACATGTTGAGCAACATCGCCCGCATCGTCAGATCGGTAACGATGCTGCAGGGCGAGTTATCGCAATAAAGCGTCGCCTCATTGAAGTACTGCTGAGCCAGCGGCTGAGGAACAGACGCCGCAAGTTCCGGGTAACGCAAGGCCCACATTGGGTAATCGAAACTTACGACGTTTTCCATCACGAAGCTCGTTTGAAGTGGTCGGAGGTTTGCAGGCCCTTCGGCAGGTTGGCCGGGTCAAGCCTCTCCAGCCCCGACTTTTCCTTTTCTTTCTCGCGCGCCTCGGCTGTCGTGCTAGCGCTTTCGCCATGCGCGAAGATCATGCCGTTGACGACGTAGTCCGCTTCCTTGTTTTGCTCCAGCCACTCATCCCAGAACGCTTTGGGAATGTCGTGCGTGATGGCGAAGCCGCCGACCAGTTGCTGGTGAGGGCCGCGGTTCTGCGCCCACGAATTTCCTTGCGCGATGAACGCCTTCGAAGAGCGACGCTCTTGCGCCTGCTTGAAGTTACGCATGCCGCCGCCAAGCACGGGCTCGGATCGCTCGACGAAGTCGTACAGTTTTAGTACGAAATCGAACGGCATCTTGCTGGCCACGGTGACCGTCGCATTGGATGGGGATTCGTTGTGCTTCTTGATGCTGAGTGTATCGCCTGCCATATGACCGCCTATATGATGACCGAGTTAAAAGAGAGGTCCGCGCGCCAACCGGCACGGTCAGTTCGGCTTTCGGGAATGACCCTAGACGCGCGGTTACAGCAAACTGCTTAGATGCCAGCCATTGTCGCCATGGCAAACGGCTGGCGAAGGATGAAGCCGGACGTGCCTTGCGACAGCTTCTGCTTGTACGCCGACAACTCGCGAACGACAGGACCGGCGCGCAGCTTTGCGTTGAACGAGCAGTAGCCCGATTCCTGGCCGGCCGCTTCCGGTGCCCACAGCTGCATGATTTCGCCGACTGCCGAGCCTTGCGGATTCTGTGCGGACAGAGCGCCGTACTGGATCGCGTTCTTGATTTCCAGATTCGGGAAGTTGTTCTTCAGCAGCGCCGCAACGTTCACGTTGAAGCTGTTCGTTGCGGTCAGTGCGCCTTCGCGGGCAGGCGAAAGGGCAAGCACGAACTTCGACTTCGTATTGATCAAGCCGGACGACTGGTTGATCGCCTGGATGACCAGCGTCTGGATGTCGGTGAAGATTTCGTTGGCAGTGGCGACAACCACGTTGCCGCTCATCCATGCGGTACCGCCAGCGGCCTTCGGCGCGGGAGCGATAGCCGGGTAGAGCGACGGATCGTTCAGTGCACCGTAGTTCTGCAGGCCAGCGACGCCCTTGAAGTACGTCAGGTTGCCAAACTTGTTCAGACCGTCGATCGCGGCTTCCTTCTGCTCAGCCACAAAGCCGATCTTCGCGAGGCCCGCGCGTTCGATTTCCAGCTCACCGTATTCGACGACCGTCTGGTACAGATACGGCTGGCGTTCCGGGAAGTTCGTGTTGATGCCGGCGCGACCGTTGCTGTTGTAGTCGCCGTAGCTCGAGACTTCGTACGTGCGCTCCACAACCGGGAAGATCAGCGTGGACGTTGTCCATTCGCCTTTCTGCTTCTCGCCGAAGATTTCAGCGCCTTCGTTCGCAGCCGTCAGAACGCGGAGGATGTCCGGATCGGTGAAGAACGTCAGGTAGGCGGGGACGCCCGAGTTCGGCGTGGTGACCAGCGCGGGCTGGGCATCCATCGCGAGGTTGATGTTTTCCTTCCACTCCGGTCGGCAGAACATCTGCGCGCCCGGAAAGTCGATACCCCAGCGGGTGCGGTGATAGTCGAGCGCGGCCTTTTGGTCCTGCGGCGACATGTCGTATGCCATTTTGGGCATGATTAGATTCCTTTGAGCAATAAAAAAGCCTCCAGAAGGAGGCTTGATCGAGGCGAGTGAGAGGGCGTTAGCCGTTCAGCCAGGTTGTCATCTTCACCAGTTCACCCGGTGCGCCGATGGAAGCTGCGACCCACTTAGTCTGGGTGCCAGTGGCCACGGTGATCGTGGTCGACGCTGCCGTCTGGCCGATATTCACGGCATAGGTGCCGGTGCCGCCATTGCCCGTCAGGAAGCCGTTGATTGCGGTCCCAGCCGTGATGCCCGATCCGCTCAGCGCGTCACCGAGGCCAAGAACGCCCGAGCCGACTGCTGTCACCGTGAGCGTGCCGCCCGAGCCCGTGATCGTGGTCGATGCGACGGTCTGAGAAACGCTGACCTGATACGTGCCGACGCCGCCAGCCGTGCCACTCAGTTGCGAGAGGATCTGCGTGCCTGCGACAACGTTCGTGCCGCTGATCGTCTGGCCATTGGTCAGGACGCCGGTGGTGACTGCAGTGACCGTCAGCGTCGTGCCTGCGATCGAGCCGGTCACCACGTTCGCGGCGATCGAGCCCGTCACGCTTGCGCCCGTGAAATTCGAGCCGAACTGCACTGCGCCGGTCGAGTTGTTGGTGTATGCAACCTGGCCGACAGCCGAGGTCGACGAACCGGCGTTGACCACCCAGAAGCCGCCAGCGTTGAACAGCGTGACGGGTGCGCCCGCATACACCGTGTTCGTGGCTTCAGCGAGGTACTGCGTGATGATCGCTTGTTGCTCGCGATGAACGAAGCCGGTCGGAGCGCCTGCACCGTAGTTGTTCACGGTGAAGCCGTCCGCCGGATTCACCCAGGCGAAGAGGCCAACAGTCACGCCGTTCGGGCCGGCGACGAGAGCGCCTGCGCCGGCATCGACTGTCGCGCGCGGATTTGCATCGCAGAAGTCACCGAGTACTGCCGGTGCCGCCTGCACATTTACTTGTCGGGGAAAACCCATGATCTACTCCTGTGTCCTGTTGGTATCAGCCGAGGCGATGAGCGTTGGGGAAGGCTTCCGAAAAGTCACCAGGAAGCTGACTGTCCGCAGCGATGCGCGGCTTGGGAGCATCGCCCGGCTTCGGTTGCGCAACGAGGATTGCCTTGTAGGCGCTCGGATGAACGTCTTTGACGTCGACCTTCAGCATCTCGAGGGCAGTCTTGTACACGCCTTCAGCGCTGTCCATTGCGACGGCCAGCTTGCCAACGTACGGCTTGACGATCTCTTCCGCTTCCGAGATGCCGCGCAGACGGGCGATGGTCTTGGCTTCGGTGTCACGTGCGACGGCGTCGCAGGCGAGCTTGATCGCCTTGTCCATTGCTGCCTTGCTCATGGGGAGCGGTTCCTTGTCTTTGCCGTCCTTCGGATCGGCGTTCGCTGCATTCGCCGTTTGCGGCGGCTCGTCCATCGCTGCGGGGTCCGCAGGCGCTGGATCAGCGGGCTCATCGACAGCCTGACCGGCGGCCGGCGCGCTCAACTTGGCTTCGATCTCTGCGAGGTCTTCATCGCTGATCTTGCCGCGAAGCATGTCGAGAATCTCGGCGCACTTCGGATCGGGCTCGTCCTGAGCGACGTTGTCGTCGTCAGGCTGCTCGCCGTCCAGTTTGTCGAGGAGTTCGACAACATCAGCCAGGTCGGCATCCTGCGCCAGATGGGGCTTGATGGCGGCAACGATGCCGGGCTTCTTTGCCAGCCAGTTGCTCTTCTTCACGCCCGCCAGAATCGCATTCAGATCGATTGCGGCATCAGCGGCCATCTTCGGCTTCAGGACGGCGAGCAACGCCCCCTTAGCCATTACAGCTTTCTTACTCAGGGACTTGCTCACTGTTAGTGCTCCCATAGGGTTAACGGAATCTGCAACAAGGACATCGGGGCCTGCACGACCCTTCTCGACGAGTGCTACGTGGTTGAAACGGAGATCTCGCATCACTCCGTCATAGGGAACGCCCTCATAGGTTCCGGGCGTCATGTCCGGCGTGTAGTAGTACGCGCTGGAGATTTCCTGCTGTGCGCCTGTCTCGACGCCCCGAATTGCCCGGTCGGTCCAGATGACCAGTGAGTTATCGAGGTAGGGCGCGTTGAATGCTGCGTCTGTGCCGGTCGAGCCGACTATCAGATCGGGCCGATGGTCCGACGAGTTGACCGGTACGTGTTCGCTCAGGACCGGAATGTTGTTTGCCGTCGAAGCGGCTTTCTCGAGTTCTTCCGGATCGCGCAACAGCATGTAGATCCGCTCAGGATCAAGGCCTAACTGGTCCCAATCCGGGATCTCGTTGCCGCGGTAAGGGCAGACGTTTGCCTTGCTGATGTGGGTCAGCTCGACGTGCATTCGTCCGTCCTGATCGACCATGCGGACGCTCGCCTTGTCGAACGCCAGCCGGTCCATTGCTGGTTTGTCGTCTTGCGCTGGCGGCTTGATCGATGTGGCGAGTGTGTCGGCGACGCCCGGGTGCAGAGGTTGCGGAGGAGAGTCGATCGGCGCCCACCGAAAGGATGTGTGCTCTTCCTTCTGCAGTTTCGGCGTGAACCTACGCATGATGTTCATGCGGAACGTTACGAAATCGACGCCCTCGAAGTCCTGCACCGAGTGCATCAATTCGAGTTCGCCATACGGCATGGCGCCGATCTCTTCGCGGGTCTCCCGTATGGCTGTCTGCTCCGGCGTTTCATTGCCGTCGCTCTTGCCACCAGGCAAGTCCCATTCATTGGGATGGTTTGATGTCGGGCTGCGCAAGAGGAAAAGCGCCTCACCGTCAGGCGTCACCATGCAGATGCCGGCGCCTTTGATCGTTCCGTCTTTCGCGACGAACTCTTTGCCAACCTTCTTCGGGATGCCGAGATTCGATTTACCCTCAGCTGCTGCGTACATCGCGCGCTTCTGGGCTTCACTTTTTGCTGGCATATGTTGGGGCAAGAAAAAAGCCCGCATCTGCGAGCTTTCGTTGTAGGATCAAACACTTACTACTATCGCTTGCGCGATTTGAGGGGAATATGAAATCCGCTTTAGCTTTAGCTACGCTGATTGCTTCAGCCTCTGTTTTTGCAACGACTCCAGACGAGATGACAACGTGTTCGCTAAAGAGCGATCTGTACGTCAGTGCGGCCAGTCTGCGCGACCATGGCATGGCACCGCAGAGCGCACGAGAGGTGCTGTCGTCGTACAAAGGTAAGTACATCTCCGCCGACACGATCAAGACTGCGATCAACACAGTCTATTTCGACGGAGGTTTTCAGAACGCTGGCGGGACGCTGCTGAAGCGCCAGGTTTTGGACGTCTGCCTGAACGGCCCGGGCCAGCGGTATAAGCCTTTGGACTAGGTGCCGACAGCCAGATTCAGGCCGGCCACGCCATTCAGGGTGACCGCTGCAATATTCGTTGCGGTGCCGATAGTCAGCGCCAATTTGTCTCCCGGCATGACCACTGCGCCGGTATTGATCGTCGAGACCACCGTGTTATCGCCAAGTAAAACGAAAACTGGTGCCGGGCCAAGATTGGTCAATAGAGCCGTCGTAGGTGTGCCGGTCGTCGGAATGACCGTGCGAGCCGATGTCGTCGTTACTGCGATTTTTGTTGCTGCGGTCAACGCCAGCGAGGCAAGTGCCATTTCAATCCTCCAATCCAGGGATAATCGACTTGCTTGTGCAGCGGCAATTGATTGCCTGACCCGGCAGCAGCCATTCGCCGTCCAGGTACATGCCTTTGTCGATGTCGTAGGTTTTGCCGTTCGCCGCCACGTGCGACGGACGCGGATGCTTTCCGGCGTGGCTATGCATCCACTTTGCCTGCGTGATGCCTAGTTGTCGTTGACGGACCTTGTTGATTGTTGCCGTCGCCTTGTTGTTCTGGTCGCGGGCGATCAGTGCGGCACGACGCTTTGTGATGTCGTAGCGCTTAGTCAGTTCCTCGGTTAGTTGGCCGAGGTCGCGACCCTGCGTAACCGACCGCATGACCAACCCTTCAACGTCGCTCAAATGCTCCTGCGCGATGCTTTTGATCAGCGCGATGTTTTCGCCGATCGTCGCCTGATACGCATCATTGGTTGCCGCAGTCATCTTGAATTCGACCGTGAATCCAGCCTTTTTCAGGATGCCCTTCAGTTGGACGTCCGAGGCGCCCATTGAGCGGTCGGCGAAATACTTGGCAAGTTCCGGCGCGCCTTTGTCGAACGCCTTCAGCCAACGGCGGGACAGGCGGTGCATCGAACGGCGAAGTGCATTAGCCGGACTGCCATCGCGAAACGACTCCATGCCGGCGTCTTGTGCGAGATGCTCGGGAGAGTTCGCACGGTACTGAGCCGTTAGCCAGTACACCAGCGACTTCTGCATGGCATCTATCCACTTCTGGAGCGCCTTGTTATAGGCGGCCCCCACGCCGGCATTGGGCTGCACTGAACGCAGTACAATGTCTTTCCCGGTCGGAGAAATGAGTTTCGCCATGGAGCAGCCATGAAACAGGATGTGGAAGTCGACTACGTCGGCTACGACCACGAAGAGTCGCAGCGCGTCGTTGTCTACGCCGGCGAGAACGATGAATACTCAGCGCGGTTCAATCTGTCCGACTTGCTGGACACCGAACTCGACATGTTCAAGCTCGCGAATGGCATGACCGACAGCGCAGGGAAGCCACGTTTCGATGCTATGGAATTGGAACTGACGGAAATGGTGCGCCGTATTCGTGCGATCAAATACGGTTAGGCCTCTTCCGGCTCTTCCGCTTCCTGCTGTCCGCTGATCTTCGCAGCCTTTGCCTCTGGGCCCTCTTCTGGCTCAGGCGGCTCGGGTAGGTCGATGTCGGTTTCAAGCCCTTGGTAGGGCGAGTCTTCCTCTCCAGCCACGCGCTTACGCACTTCCTCCGGGTACAGAACGCCCGCGCCAACCAGAATCGCGTCGGTATCGGCTTCCGTCTTGCGGATGTTCGCGCGCTGCTCTTCGCTCATCGTGCGCATCGGCTCCCAGATGAAGCCGATGTCAGAATCTATTTCCCCAAACAGGGAGAGCTGAACCAGATTCAATATCTTGGACAGCGCGGGAGTATAGATCTCTTGGTTTGCGGCCAAGGTATCTTGGAAAACGGTTATCTCACCTTCCGACGTCGCGTTCAGCCCGCTCGGCGTGATGCCGGTTAGGTACACCAGGGGCAGGCCGGTGGGTGCGCATTGCTGCTCCTGCGACTGAGCTTGCAACTTGTCCAGCCCAGCGATCGGCGCGGAGATATTCAGGAAGTCTTCAGTGTTCTTGTCGACCGCATTGACGCCGTGGTTGTCGCGCCCGAGGTTGAACAACTGCATCCGGTTGTAAAAACTTTCGGCACCACCGGCATTGAGAATATTCGCCATGTCCGTCTTGAGCGTCCAGACGGTGAAGGCGTGGACCAAGTCGGATACAGACTGACGCGTGCGCAGCCAGTTGTCGACGTAAGGCTTCATCATCTGCGACAGCGACAGTCCGGAAAAGGCATACGCCGGCTTCAGAATGTCGGGGACGTCGCGCGAGATGATCGTCAACAGGCGAGAGGAGTGGATCTCCTTGCCCATGACGAACCAGCTGATCGGCTTGTAGAACGTTGGGTCAAGCGGATCGTTGGCGTTGTACCGGTTCGGATACGACCAGATCGGCTCGATGACTGCCAGGCGCTTGATTGACCCAACCCCGACCTTCGCCGACGACTCGACCAGCTCTGTCTTCAGTTCCGCTGCATCGAGTTGGCTCGACTGCATGCCGACGTCGATAAAAATCTGGGAGCGCCCGTATAAGCCATCCTGTTGGATAGCCTCGCGGAAAACGGCCTGAACATTCAGCCGCTTGAATTCCGCGTCGATCCGCTTGATCTTGTCGGACTTGTCTTCTTCACCGACCGCCTGAATCTTGATCCACTTGCGGGTCATCTCCCGCGCGTAGACCTCAGCGGGGCGGCGGAACTCGGGGATTTGCGCCCAATTGGCAAGTACCGTGAAGCCCGGAAAGGCATAACCCTCGCCGAATGCAGCATTGACGTTGTCGAGCAAACCGAGGTTGTAGGCGGCGCTAGAATCGAAGCCGCTGTCCATGGCCATCTGCCTACCGGAACTGCCAGCGGGAAGGACGCCCTTGATCGGCTCATACGGCTTGAAAACGTCCTGCGACAGCGGCGTCTTCGTTGCTGGCTTTGCGCGCATAGCCAGAACGGCTTCGGTAGATACACGCATGCCCGCAGGCTTCGCTGGCGTAGCAGGGGCCACGTGCTGCACGGCCATCTGCGCCTTCTTGCGTTGTCTGCGATTCATCGTGTGGCGCCCATTTTGGCGAATTGGTTCAGAACATCTTTGGTGACAACCAGCGGCTTTGAGCCTCCCAGCATGTCGGTTATGGCGTCGACCATTGGGTCTATCTGGTCGTCATGTGCATGGGTGTCGTCAGCGGTGAAGGCATCGCATTCCTGCGTGAAGTCACTTACCCAGGCGGCGCTTTCAGGGATGCACACGTTGCCCACATCAATGTGGCTGACGATGTCCATCACGCGAGTCAACTTGTCTTTGGTGCGCTCGATGCCCTGAACAGGGATGCCGCCGTCTGACTTGACTTCCTGTATGAGGCCCGTGCCGCTCGCCTTATCTTCAACGAGCATCTGACGAAGGGCGGGTACGTCCGGATCGCCGGCGCCAATGGCCTTGTGCTTGTTCCAGAAGTCGATCGCCTTGCGCTTCAACTCCGGCGCCTCCCATTTGCCGCGGATCATGTCCAGCAGGTAGACCTTGTTGTCTTTTCCTCGGCCCCAGCACTGGAATACGCTGTAATCGTTTCGCTCCGCAGTCTTCTGTGCCGTGTCGGCATAGATCTTTCGGAATTGGAGCGCCGGCACAGCGCCGTATCGAACGAACTTGCCCGACTGAATAATCCCTCCGCCAAGCGGAGAAGGGCGCTGCATGTACTGGCCGGAAAACACATAGCGGTCCGCCTTCTCGGCGGCCAGCAGTTCGTGCAAGGGCTCCTTGTAAGGCCAATAGCTGAACCGCCCATCCTCGTCGCGCTCTGAGCGATCCACCATCGGGCGGATGTGCTCGGGCAGGTTCTCGACGTACTCATCCGTGATGAGCGCCGGGATCTCGATGAACGTCCATTCGCCCGGAACCTTTCCGGCCTTGATGAATCCCGTTGGGTCTTCCTCAGCCAGGCGCTGCATGATCAGGACAATCGGAGTGTCCGGATTCGCGCGGCGGCTCTTGACCGTCGAGATGATCTTGCGGTTTGCCTTGTCGCGATTGGTCTTGCTGTAAGCGTCCTCGACCTTGAGCGGGTCGTCGATCAGGATGGCGCCTTGCCAGCCTTCAGCCATGTGGCCTGCGCGGAAGCCGGTAATCTGGCCGCCTAGCGACGTGGCGTAGACGCCACCCGCTTTCTTGCCGTTGTCCTCGACATTCCACCGCTTCTTAGAGTCGGCGTCGCCTGCAATCCTGCGCGGCCACAGTTCCTGATACTCCTGCGATCGGACAACCTCCCGCGCCGTTTCCGAATTCAGTACAGCAAGGTCGTCCGAGTATGAGATGTGCAGGAAGCGAGCGCGAGCGTTCAGAGCCAGTCCGCGGGCGATGAGGTTGATTACCACCTCTTCGGTCTTTGAGGAGCCGGGAGAGACGTTAAAAACAACGTTCTTTATTTCGCCCTGAATTACCTTCTCAAGGATGTAGGCAATGTAGACGTGGTGCCAATTGACCCGGAAGTCGATGCCTTGACGAATTTTGAAGAAGTGCTTTGTGAACTCCAGATGATCCGCTTCGAGCTTCAGACGCAGGCGGCGCAGCTTCTCAGCCTTGATTTGCTCCAGACTGGGCAGCGAGACGTTCGAGGACTTCAAGGTCATGGTCGGTCAGCCCGGTTAGATCGACCGGAACGGGCTGCGTCTTGATCGGACCACCGTCTTTGCCGGTGTGCTCCAGCTTGTGTCTGTTGGTGTAGGCGTCGCCCGTTTCCTTGGCGACCTGCTCGAGCAGCTGGGAAACCATGCCGATGTTGCCCTGAGATTCAGCGCGATCAATCAAGCGCTGAAGGGTCCGCAGTCGCACTGCTCGGTGTGACACGCCGATCGTGCTGGTGTCTTCCAGAAACGTCTTGCGGGTCTCGGCAAATATCAGCCTGAACTTCTCGCTCAGTTTCTGACCGACCCGTTTGTTTGGGTCGTATGCCTCGCATTGCTGCGGGCTTACATCAAGGCCAAATTCCGCTTTGATTTCTTTCGCCACCTGTGACGGGGTATCAAAGCATGCCAACGCTTGAACGATGCGGAGTTTGACGTTTTCAGCGAGTGCAGCCATTTCTTACAATCCTTCAAAGCCCCATCAAAGTTATGCGGCCCTCAATAAACAGGTCCCGCACATGCGGGCGATGTCGATGTTGGCGATCTCAGGCGCCTGATTCGCGGCCCTCACCATCTTGGCGACACTGCTATCCGGAGACCCAACGCCGTAGCGCCGAACCACGCCGATGAACTCTTCGACGTCGTGCGACTGCATGCCGATCTTCGGCTGACCGTCCTTCGTGAACGCGGGCGCGCCAAATTCATCCAGCTTGTGCGCCAGGTGATACATCTCGTGCTCGACCAGCGCGCAGAACTCAGCATCGGAGCATTCGCGGCAGTAGTTGGCATCCAGCGTGATGAGGTAGGCGGGCACCCGGCCGAACCATTCCGTCATCTGCTGTTCCTGCCGCCCCTTCTGCCAAGCACCACAGCGGAAGGTGACTTCTTCGCATTGCCCGATAACGCGGCGCATTTGCCGCTTGTTCTCGGTGGCCGCCCAAAGGAACGCGAGATCGGCGAAGCGCAGATGCTCGTGGTCGGGGTTGTGCAGCGGAGACCCCGGGCGAAGGAACGTGTCCATCACCCAGTCATGAACGCCATCGGCCGGCACAAAGTGCCTTGTCCAGTTCGATGCCTCAAACAGTAAATCGGGAGGCATTGGGCGCATTGGCGCAATGTTCTCCATCTTTTCTGGCTTCGATCGGGGCATTCGCTTCTTTCAGGGGCACGCGTCGCCGGAGGAATTCACTCTCTCGGCGGCACAATCACAATCGCCGCGAGCAGGATGCAGTAGGCGAGGGTTAGGGTGTCGGGGGAGATCATGCGGCGTCAGCAAGTGATCAGCGACGGAAGGGTGCCATCGGGGTTCATCTTCGACCAGTCGCGGTAGAATTTTCCCAAGTCCAGTCCGGCCGGCGCTGTGATCTTCTGCTCAACCGCGACTTCTGGCGTCACCTTCTTGAAAACCAGATCCAGAT